GGAAATGGGCACCATGGCCCCTAGAATCGATTCTGAGCGACTTTCTGCCCCAACTGGACCCATGGCCTAGGCCGGGCGAGAACTCGCCTCAGAGGGCAAAGCCTGCAGATTGCCATACGTTGCCCTATGTAGCACTGCATGTAGTGTAGTGCATGTCAGACGCAGTGCGTTAACTGAGGCGCCGTTCAGTTAACCGATCGGATAAACTGAGGCGCGATTCATGAAACGGTGCGTCATATCGATATCCCACCCCGGACCCGGCTCCCCCCTCTAAGGTTAATAGCCACAAAAACTAATTTTCCCCTCATCCTTTTCCCTCTGGGGAATTAAGTGTTTCACGTGCAACATATTCCCTTTTAGATAAAAGGTATTCCCTCTTTGACAAATGCCATACACTAACGTACGATACATGTATGGCACGTCACCCCTCGGAGTATTTTTTTCATGGCACGTGGTAGAGGCAGACCCTCGGTGGAAGTAATTCCCCGCAACTCAATTAAGAAGCTCCGCGAGGGGTACCTGGCGAATTGCCTCCCTCCGCTTGAGCTTGTGGCCGGCGCTCTCGGGGTCAGCCGCTCCATGGTTGGTAAGATTATTCAGAACCGCGCATATTATTCACAGACCTATGCGACCGAACTGGACATCGTTAAGGAGCGGCGGGCTCAGTTTTTGGTGGAGTTGACCGATGACTGAGTCTCGATCTTGCCTGGCCTGTGACCTCATCTACACCGGCACAGTTGTTTGCCCCGACTGCGGGGAACCAGCGGGGGAGCCGACCGATGACTGACTTCTGGGACGTCGATGCCCTCCTGGCGGAGCCGGAGGAAGAAGAGAAGGAGATACTTACTCCTTCGGAAGTTGTGGCGGTGCCGTCAATCGAGGTGGTGCGGCATAACTTGCTGGCTCTGATTCAGCAGGCGCTTGAGGGGGCGATACATACATCGGCGGCGCGGGACTTGGAGCCAAGCGATGTGAAGGTGGTCTCGGAGCTGATGCGGTCATTGAAGTTGGCCGAGGACATGCAGAAGGATGACGCACTGAGCCAAATGGATGATGAGACGCTGCAGGCGTTGGCGGAGAAGGCGCTGGCGGTGAAGCAATTGGGGGATGGCGGGGATAATGAGGGTTAATTGTTTCGGCCAGTCGGGGGTTGGTAGATGATAAGGATTAGGGAGAGTCGCCCAGGGGACATGGCATTTGTATACTCCTCTTGGGTGAAGTCATATGCGGGGCGAAATAAAGATGTTCCCCGGAGTCTCGTGTATGGGGCGCAGGTTGACATCATTCGTGAGGTCGTGAAGGGGTGCCACATCTTGGTGGCGACTCCGGAGGGCGCGGATGATGATATCTGTGGGTGGGTGTGCTATCGTTTGCCTGTGTATCAGTTCATGTACGTTAAGGCGCCGTTTCGGCGATTTGGCGTGGCAATAACACTGATGAAGGCAACCGGGTGGGACCGTGGTCCAGTTATGGGGGCCTACAAACCATCGAGAGATATACTGAAGAAGATTGAATTTGAGTATGCGCCGCAATTGCAGCGGCTGGACATGCTAGAGAGGTTTGCCGATGAAGGTGTATGCAGTTAGGTTCAACTCGGATGTGAAGCCGCTTATGAACCAGACATTTATAGATGTGAATCACCCTGCCACGGAGGCGTTTAGCCTGGAGATGAGTGGGCAGTTTTTGATGGTGACGCACAAGAAAGGTGGCCAGTTTGCTGTGCCGCTGACATCAGTTTCGTGGATGAAGGTTGAGGGCGCTGTGCTCAAGCCTAAGCGCGGGCGACCAAAGAAGGCGGTCAGTGAAGCAGTATGATGCCGATAGCATACTCCAAGAGTATGTTCGCCGGTTTGGCGACACCACTAGCCTCGAAGATACGCGAGAGCTAGGGCATCGTACTTTCAAGTGGCGTAATGATTTGTTTGACTACCAGCTCGGCTTCATTGACGACGAGTCACAGATCAAGACGGCGCTGTGCAGCCGCCGAAGCGGGAAGACTTACGCATCGTGTTATTATTTGCTTGAGGAAGCCAGTCGGCATCCCGACATCATCTGCGCTTATATTGCATTGACCAGACGGTCAGCAAAACGACTGATGTGGACGGAGCTGAAGAGGGCAGACCGCAAGTACATGCTGAACATCAAGTTCAACAATGCTGAACTGGTGGCGGAGCTTAAGAATGGCTCTCAAATTATTCTGGCAGGGGCAGATGACGAAGCCGAGGTCGACAAGCTCCGAGGGTCGGCGTACCGGCTGGTTATCATCGATGAAGCGGCGTCGTTCGGGCCGCACTTGTCGGTGCTCATTGAAGAGGTTTTGGAGCCGGCGCTCGTTGACCACAACGGAACGCTCGCGATGATTGGGACTCCGGCGGCCCACTGCTCGGGTATTTTCTACGAGGCCACAACTGGAATTAGGCCTGAATACTCGACCCACAGTTGGACCATCATGGAGAACCCGCACATTCCCCATGCCGAGGAGTGGCTGGCCAAGAGGCGCAAGCAGAAGAGGTGGGCGGACGACAACCCCATCTACCTGCGCGAGTGGCGGGGCAAGTGGGTGCGCTCGGACGACTCGCTGATTTATAAATATGGCGAAGAAAACTTAGTCGAGTCTATGCCGACCGATGAGTTTGACTTTGAGTATTGCCTGGGGATTGACCTTGGTTACGAGGATGCGACTGCCCTAGTGGTGGGGGCGTTCTGTCGGAACCTGCCTGACTTCTATATTGTCGACTCGTTTAAGAAGAGCCACATGCTGCCGGTGGATATTGCGGCGAAGGTGCGCGAGATGGACGCCACGTATAACTTTACGACAATGGTGGCCGATACCGGTGGTTTGGGTAAGTCGATTGTTGAGGAGTTTCGGAAGCGTTACTCGCTGCCCCTGAAGGCCGCTGAAAAGCGCAACAAGGGCAGCTACATCGAACTATTGAACGATGATTTAGCAACCGGCAAAGTCAGGGTGCTCGACCAGAGCATACTCGCCGAATGGGATGTTTTACAGTGGGACGAAGACCGGCGCAAGGAAGATGCCCGGTTTGATAACCACCTCTCGGATGCCTGCCTGTATGCGTGGCGCGAGAGTCGGCACTACACATTCCAAGAAGACGAAAACTATATTCCTGAAGGCTTCAACGAAGAAGAATTCAAAATTATGCAGCGATTAGAGGACAAGCTCTACGCGCCGGAGAAGTCGTGGTGGGAATCAGAATGGACGTTGAATTGATAATAGCCCTGGCGCAAGAGCATGGTCTCAAGCGTCTGAGGGTTGGTGATATAGAAGTGGAGCTCTGGGAAAAGCCGCGCCAACGCTATAGTCAGGCTGTGCCTGTGGAGGCTTTGGTGGATGAGGGCATCTCAGATGATGAAGAGGACCTTTTTTATTCAGTGGAGTGAGTAAATGAAGCCGAACAATTACTGGTGGAACGATGGCGTTAACAAGCATGAGCTGGTCTTTGATACTGTTGAGCAGATAACGGAGAACCAGACCCATCGACCTAAAGACAACTTTAACCATGCTCGCCTGTACGGCAACGCGCATTTCTCTGACCTGCGCGGTGTTATGTCGGCGCCAAAGAACTCTAAGAACCGGGTAACGCTCAACATCATTCAGTCGATGTGCGACACGGTGACAGCGCGGGTGGCCAAGGCCAAGCCTATGGCGACCTACCTGACGACAGGTGGCAGTTGGGCCATGCAGCAGAAGGCTAAGCTTCTGACCAGGTTTACCGAGGGCCAGTTCTACCAAGCCGACGTGTACAAGATTGCACCCAAGGTCTTTCTGGATGCCTGCGTCTTCGGGACGGGCGTTATGAAGGTCTACGAGGAAGACTCTCGAATCAAGGTGGAGCGCGTCTTCCCTGATGAGATTGTTGTCGACGATCTAGAGGCTCGATATGCAGAGCCGCGCCAGATGTTTCAGCAGAAGCTTGTGCCCAAGGATGTCCTGGTGGCGCTTTTCCCTGAAGCCAAGAAGTTCATTGAAGAGGCATCGTCGCATGAAGACCGTGATACTGAGCATTATTATGCGAGTGAGCAGGTTCTTTGCATCGAGGCGTGGCACCTCCCGTCGTCCAAGGGCTCGAAAGATGGACGACATGTGATCACCATCGACAATCACACCCTTCTGGATGAAGAGTGGGAGCGAGATACCTTCCCCTTCTGCTTTATCCGTTGGACCGAGCGGTTACTTGGCTTTTGGGGGCAGGGATTGGCTGAACAGCTCACTGGAATTCAGGTGGAGATAAATAAGCTCCTGCGGAACATCCAAGAGCAGATGCACCTCGCCACACCGAAGGTTTTTGTCGAAGCAGGCTCTAAAATCTCCAAGGCACACATAAATAATGAGATTTGGGGAATAATCGAGTATGCGGGCACGCCACCGACTTTTTACGTCCCAAAAACGGTTTCTGGGGAGATATTTAGTCATTTGGACCGCCTATTTAGCCGTGCATACGAAATTGCGGGCGTAAGTGTGCTCGCAGCGCAATCTAAGAAGCCTGCAGGCCTTGAATCGGGCGTTGCGCTTCGTGAATTCCAAGATATTGAGACTGAGCGCTTCATTATGGTCGCTAAAGACTATGAAAACCTCTTTTTGGATGCTGCGGAGCAGATGATTGACCTTGCACGGGTCATTGCGGAGCGTGGAGATGCCTATGACGTGCTGAGTCATGGCGATGAAAGCATTGAGAAGATTAACTGGAAAGAAATTGACCTAGAGAAGACGGAATACGTGATGAAGGTGTACCCAACATCACTACTACCAACTACACCGGCTGCGAAGCTCCAGAAGGTCATCGAGATGCTTCAAGCAGGCATGCTTAACCAGCAAGAGGCCCGTGCGCTGCTGGATTACCCTGACCTGGAAGCCGTTAACCAGTTGGCAACCGCATCTCAGGAACTCTTCAATAAAATCATTGATGAGGCCATTAGCAAGGGTCGGTACAACCCGCCGGAGCCATTTATGAACCTGGCGATGGGTGTGCAGATGGTTCAGTCGGCTTACCTGAAGGCCAAGATAGACGATGTGCCGGAGAAGCGCCTAGACCTTTTACGGCGGTTTCTCCAAGACGCGGTGGCTATGCTCGCTTCCATGCAGCAGCAAGCAATGGCCCCGATGCCAGGACAACCCATGGAGCAGGATGTGGCGCAGCAAGGCGCCCGCCCCGGAGCCATGCCCGAACAAGAAATGGCTCAGGAGCAGATGGCTGCCCCGATGCCCACATAGGAGACGTGAATGGAAGAGCAGCAAGAAGCACCACCGGCTGAAGTCGTTGAAGAGGCCGTTGAAGAGGCGGTGGCGGAAGCCACCGAGGAACAACCGGCGGTCGAAGAGAAGCCCGACTTCTCCCGGCAGTTTGGCGCCATCGCGAGGCGGGAGCGAGACCTTCGTCAGCGCGAATCTCGGATGAAGGAGATGGAGGCCCGGCTCAGCGAGGTGCAGGGGCACAAGAATGAGTACTCCGGTATTCAAGAGCTGGCGAGCAAGAATCCCTATGAGGCGATGAAAAAGTTAGGCATCGACTATGATGCCTTGACGCAGCAAGTCATCAATGAGGGCGAGCCTACGGCAGACCAGCAATTAAGGCTTGAGAACGAGACTTTGCGGGCTCGGCTCGATAAGCTCGAAGGTGCCTACCAGGAAGAGCACAAGCAGCGCGAGCAAGTCCAGGCGCAAGCTGCTCGGAACAAATTAATTGACAACGTTAAGCAATTCGTTGACGATGGAGGTGACTACGAATTCGTGCAGTCGAACGATGCGTATGGTCTCGTGGCGGAAGTGATGCAACAGCACTACATCCGCACAAAAGAGATCATGGAGTATTCTGAGGCTGCAAAAATGGTCGAAGGCCATTTTGAATCCGAAGCACAGCGATATCTAGGCAGTAAAAAGCTGCAAGACAAGTGGCGGGCCACTAGCCAAAAAGAGCCTGAACAAAAAGCGACTTCAGAAGCCGAACCAGCGAAATCATCACGGCCAAAAACACTTAGCAATGAAAACACTGCTAAGAAAACAGAACCGTCTAGCGGCGCACTAGAGAGTAAAGAAAAGTCTCTAGAGCGGGTCGCTCAATTAATTCGCTGGGAGTAATCCCGCACACATTCTGGAGTTAAAAAATGGCTAGTCCACTCGACGTAGGAACCGTTACCGAGGCGCTAAAGGAGCACTACAAGCCCCTTCGCGTCCAGAACATGGTTTACAAAGACAATCCGCTTCTCGCTATGATGCCGAAATACACCAAGTTCGGTGGCGAGAATATGCCGATCCCTCTGCTCTATGCGAACCCGCAACGACGTAGTGCGACGTTTGCAACAGGCCAGGCGAACACCTCGACCTCTGCGCTGAAGCAATTTTTGCTGACGCGGGTGAAGGACTATTCCTTCGCTTCGATTACCGGAGAATCCATCAAGGCTACTGAGCGAGACAGCGATGCTTTCTTGCGCTACGCCACAATGGAAATCGACGGTGCGCTACACTCGTTAACTCGCTCTCTCGCGGTTGGAATGTACCGTGACGGAACAGGGGCAATTGGAACAATTACGGTTGATCCGGTCACCGCAACCTCATTCACCCTCAACCCAATCTCCGATGTTGTAAACTTCGAAGTTGGAATGAGTATTGTTTTTGCGGCAGATGCAACATCAGCGCTGAGAAGCGGCGGTGCTCGCACCATTTCAGCAATCAACCGAACCACGGGTGTAATCACTTGTTCGGCGGCAATGGATGCCGACATTCTCTCTAGTGGTAGCGCTGACTTGGTTTTCCAAGCGGGTGACTACACGGCTGCTGATGATGTTCTAAAAATCCGAGGACTTGAAGGCTGGTGTCCAGCATCGGCTCCGGGCTCTACGGCATTCTTCGGCGTTAACCGAACAGCAGATGTGACTCGTTTAGGCGGTAATCGCTTCGATGGCTCTGCTCTTCCAATCGAGGAAGCGCTTATTGAAGGCGCCTCAACGGTTGCTCGTGAGGGCGGAAGCCCAGATGTCTGCATGGTAGACTTTGCTACTTTCTCAAATCTTGAGAAGGCCCTCGGCTCTAAGGTCGTTTACGACGAGGCCAAGGCCCGTGACGTAGATATTGGCTTTGCTGCTATCTCTCTTCGTGGTCCACGAGGCACTATCAAGATTGTTCCTGACCAAAACTGTCAGCCCAACGTCGCCTGGATGCTCCAGCTCGACACTTGGAGCCTGAACACTCTTGGTGAGGCCCCAATGTTCTTGGACCTCGATAACAACCGCATGCTTCGCGAAAGTGCGGCAGACGCTTACGAGGTACGCTTGGGTTACTATGGCAACGTCGCCTGCAATGCGCCGGGATACAACTGCCGCGTAGCACTATAATTCAGACTCATGAAAGGAGATTGAGTTATGGCGAATCGTGATTTTAAAGATGTGCAGGCACTTGAGCGTGAGTTGAAGCTCGTTTGTGGTCGAGTCACTACTGACG